ACAAACGGAGCTGAACCAACTACTTCTGCAACATCAATCTTAACAAGATACTCTTGATTAGCAGTAGTTGAGCCTACAGCTTGCACAGAACGCCTAGTAGTAGATTCTGCAACAAACTTAACAGTGTTAGCTTGTAAATTAAATACAGAATACTGACCTGAACCTACCCTTAAATACCCATAAGCAAACTGATTGGTTGCTTGTAGAGAGATGTTTGCGTAGTTTGTTTGCTTAGCACCTGACCTGTTTCCTGCAAAAAAGTTTACAACAGTGGATGTAGTATCAGCTACAAACGTAAGACTACCTGAACCACTCGTAACATCAACATCTACTGCAGCTAATCCGTTAACATTCCAAATAGCTATACTATTGTCAGCTAAATCTCCTGTAACACTAGCTACATTAAACTTATATTCAGTACCTATAACTGTAGGGATGTTTAATTTAACCAATTGACCACCACTACTAGATATAGCTTGAAGTACATTAGATTGAATATTTGCTGAAGCAAGATTGTTGGTAGACCACTGAGATAAAGTAGTTACAGCAGTACCGTCAGCTATACTCGTAAAATTACCGTTACTTACAAGCTCAACAATACCTACCTGTTTAACAGATATATTATCAAACTCCATATATACTCCTGATGTAGTTGACCCGTTTTTTATTAATAAATATAGGTCTTGAGTTGCAGTTGCAGTAAAAATGTAACTATGAATCCCATTTGTTTGAAACCTAGTTCCACCCAAAACACTATCTGTATTAAATGTTGTTCCTAAAAAAAGTTGAGATTGTGCATTTGAAGACGTTCCTTGAAAACTTTCATATTTTATCTCATAAGTTTTACCTGAAACTACTGATAACGTAGGCACTCCACTCATAGATGTAAATCCTGCAGCACTTCCATCTCCATTTGTTACACGGATTTTATTATTAACAATACTTAACTCTGCTGCAGAATCATTGCCAACCCAACCCGATAACCCTGATGAGAAATCACCGTTTGTTATCAATTCAGGGCCGTACCCCTCAAAAGAACCATTACTCAGGACCTCAGGTCCCAAGTATGATTTATTTAGTTTTAAAAAATTTGCCATCTTATGAAAGTATTATAAATGTTATTGCCAACACCTGATTATATTTATGGTCTCTAAACTCATTAAGAGGAATGTCTAACCTACTAGCTGTTGCTGACTGAGCGTTTAATCTTTGAACAAACCTCTCAATCACGTCAGCCACAAAGTATGTGTTAACCGCATTGTTAAGCTGTTGTAGAGTTACCTTATCGGCTTGAGGGCCTGCAGCAAACCAAAAAGATGATTGAGACGGCACAGATACACTTTCGTCATACTCAGAGATAATATAGTTGTCTATACGAAGAAGTTGATTTCCTCTTGTATCACCGTTAGGCGCAAATATATAGAATTGGACTCCTGCGTCTGAAAGAATATCGTTAGATAATAACAATGTGTCATTGTCAAGCACTTGTAAAACAACGGCCTCGGTATCATCGGTAGGATTAAACACTACATCACCAACCTTACATTGCTTTAAGAAATCACCACCCACTACCTGTAGATAGTTGTACTGAACCTCTTTAACTGTAATACCACTTAATGTAAATGTTAAATCGCTAGCAGTTGCAACGAATCTTAAATCAGCAGATGAGCCTTGGTCTTCATCATAAACAGAGTTAAACAAGTTACTACCATTAGTACTCCTAAACTTCAAGTTAGTTCCAACCTGACCAAATGCTCCTGTACTACTAATACCTGCAGTGCTTGCTTGACTCATATTAGATAAGGTAAACCCTACTTGATATGACTTACCGTCTACAAGCTGTGAAGTTATATTAGGTGCTAAATAGTCAGTATTAGTAGCTACACCTCTAGAAGCTGACGAACCATTTAAAGTCCAACCATTTCCTGCGGTGAAGTTTGCAGGGATATAATCACTAGAAACTATCTCCTTACCTAAAACAAACGGCACTTCTTTTAAAGAAACATTGTCTATTGTAACATCTGTTTGACCTGATTCTCTCCTAATTACTAATTGGTTTTGGTCTTTACTCCAAGTAAAAACAACCTTTCTGTTTGCGCCTATGGTTGACGTATTTAAAGCTATATTAGTGCCTTGCTCTAATACAAGTGTACTACCATCTGTAGCGGTAATATCATAAGTTAATTCAAACTTTTTACCTGTTAATTCATTTAAACTTTGAGAAAGAGTTTGTAGAATGAAAGCATTATCGCTTGTACTACCATTGTCTATCTTTGCACCGTTAGTTACTATTGTAGCATTAGTTAAACTCCAAGCAGTTGTACCTGTTGGAAAATCGCCATCAACAACGTACTCCTGCGACCCGTAGGTTGGAGTGACTGATGTGCCGGTTGCCACTTGAAGTGGTATTCCTAAATACTTTGCCATAGGCTTAAGTCTAAGTTATTTATAAATTTAACCATCTTCTTTTTTTGTTTTAACTATATAAATGATTAATAATGTGACAAAGATAGCAAAAAAAAAGGAAGCATTTCTGCCTCCCTTTTACTACTTAGTCTCTGCGACTTTTTCTAGAAATTCTAGAACGTCTAGACCATCATCACTTTGTAAGTAAGATGAGACCACGTGCAACGGGTCCTCTCCAAACGGAATAACAAGCATCCGTTTTTTATTAGTAGGAGTATTAAAGAATACTTCCTTCTTATTCTTTCTAAAAGCTAACACGCCTTTATCAAAGAATGATTGTATCATTGAGTCAATATGTAAAGATGAGTCTCCTACAACCTGTAAAAATGCTGCAGGGTTCTGCTTAGCAAATAATAGAATATCTCTACGAAGCTCAGATGATGTAATTGTACTAGGGTCAGTACCAAATGCTACACGAGTAACTGCTTCTATTTGGTCTATGTTTAACTCACGAGCTGCAATCAATGCATCAGCCTCTAAGTTTAAATCCTCTAGTACTTCAGAAGCCTCTTTGTTTTTATCAACTAAAGAATACTTAACATCCTTTGCAGGGTGTAAATCTAAAAACTTCTGTAATGCTTGGTTTGATTTTGGAACTGTCAAAAACCCATCCTCAAATACAATTGGCTCTAGTATTGCGTTGCCATCTTGCTCGTCCTCAAACGGGCTCTGTTGGTTTCTTGCGTATCGAAGTGCTCTATTCTCACCTTTCTCCTCATCAAACCATAGTAATGGGAATCTTCTTGAATTTCTTGAAGCAAGCATAAACGATAAAGGTGCGTCTTGACCTAATAGCTTGTACTGCTTATCTACGTACTCTACTGTTTTTTTCATTTGAATTTAATTTGAATTTAAAAAAAAGTAAAAGGAGTCTGTTCGAACAGACTCCCTTTATAATCTACTACTCTTGGAATAAGAAGAAGTTGTTTGCACCTAAAGTACATACAGCTCTCTCAGACAAGAAGTTAACCTCCATTGCATCCAAGTCAGAAGTAGCTGCGCCACCTGCTGAACCTGTAATCCAAGTCTTGTAACGTCTGTCTTCAGTTTGTGAAGCTCTGTAACGTACGTGTAAGAAAGGACGCTTAGCGTTCTTACCTAAGATTTGGTCATACACTGAAGTTGAACCTGCAGGTACTAATAACCCATTGATTCGACCTGAACCTGCAGCAGATGGTAAACCACCACGCATAGTTGGGTCATTCAAGTATTTCCAATCAGACTTGTAGAAGTCATAACCTCTTCGGAATCCTGTGAATCCTAAGTTTAACGCCATCTCTTGGTCATTGTCAAACAAACCATATGAAGTACCACCTGTTCCGTAAGAGTTTTGTGCTGCTAACATATCGTCAATGTCAAATCCAAACTGACGGTCAACGAAGATTACATTCTCCTCAATCGCACCTTGCTTATCAAGACGTTGAATGATTGAATCAAAGTCACCTAACACATTAGGATTACCACCTGACCATACGTTTCCACGTTGGCTTACAGAGTAGAATACACCTTCAGAACCACCTTGGCTATCTGTACCTCCTGCGTTACCAAACTCTTTTGCTGCACCTGAAGCTGCTACTGCAGGAACTGCTTCCAACATAGCTGTTTCTAAGTAATCATCAAAACGTAAACGAGTCTCGTGCTCTGACTTCAAGTACCAAAGGTAACCTGTAGCACCGTTCTCAGTAGTTACTTCAACCCATCCAATCTGAGCCATATCAGAACCTGATACTGCGTACTTATCTTTTAAGATAATTGGCTTATTCTCAAAGAATACGTCATCAGCTTCTAAAGAGCCTTTCATCCCTTCTGAACCTTTTTTAAATTCAGAACCGTAGATAAACATAGTGTAAGTTGCTGTAGCTGAAATTACTGCTGTTGCAGAGTAAAATGCTCCAACAAACGGAGCTGAACCAACTACTTCTGCAACATCAATCTTAACAAGATACTCTTGATTAGCAGTAGTTGAGCCTACAGCTTGCACAGAACGCCTAGTAGTAGATTCTGCAACAAACTTAA